ATGTAGGCAAAATACAAGATCTTTGTTAAAGAGTTGATTTAATCCCATTGTTGCCACCTCCTTATCTAACTATTTATTTATAGCTTCAGTATATCACTATATTGATTGATTGTCAATCATTTTTTGTCTAAATTTGTTCATTTTTGTTTGTATCTTACTCTAAAGCGCTTTCTATCCGTCATTTTCCAACATTATTAAATCAGTAAAAAGTGGTCTCTTTTTTGAGACCACTTTGTTTTATATGATTTTCGTATACAAGGCATATTTGTCTTTGATCTTCTTTGGAATACTATCATCAGTAATAATGGCATTCAGGTCTTCCACTCGATAGAAACTATAGAAAGAATAGCTATCAAACTTACTGTTATCAGCAACCACATATTTCTCAATTGCGTTGTTTAGAATAATAGCATTACCATTTCCCTCTTCTTCATTGGCTGTGGAAACATGATGCCCATCGATGCCATTGACCCCGATGAAAGCTTTAGAAACCTTGATTTCTTTCAAGAGTTTATTGGCAAATTGACCGACAAAAGTTTGTGTCTTCACCCGGTAGCGACCTCCAACTAAGATCAAGTCATAATTTGGAAAATCTTTTAGCTTTTCAAAAATGGGGAGGGAATTGGTGACAATACTGATTTCCTTTCCTTCTATATAGTCGCCGATAAAATCTGTTGTCGTACCAGACCCAATAAAGACGGTATCCCCATTTTCGATCAAGTCTGCACATTTTTTTGCAATGGTTCGTTTCTCATCAATATTGATGAGATTTTTCTCACTGTGAGAAGCCTCTAACAAGCTATCTTTTACCTTTTTGTGGGCTCCACCATGTACACGAACTAAAAGACCTTGTTTTTCAAGATCGATCAGATCACGACGAATGGTCATGTCTGTCACCCCAAAGAGTTCCTTGAGTTCTTTGACTGATACCACACTTTTTCGATCCAGTTCCTGAAGAATTTCAACATGTCTGCTATCTTTCATGGTACTACT